AAAGTTAAGAAAATGGATAGTAAAGAAATTTCTGCCATGTACTCTTTGACTGTGTCATTGTGCTACGAATTGAAAGAATCTTGCGACAAGAAAGCCAAAAACTGGAGCGAGCAAACTAACAATTTCTTCGAATTTATGATGAATAACTTTGAAACAGAATTGGTTATCATGGGAACTAAGTTGGCATTGAGCACTTACAAATTGCCACTGGATCCGGACGAAATTGCATGTTTTGACGAGTTCCATAAAAAGTTTGGCAAGTACATTGCACAAGCCACTGACAAGACTAAGTAATTGAAAATGCAGTGATTGACACCGCCTTCGGGCGGTGTTATAATATATACATACAGTAAATTCAGGAGCAAATATGTCACACGCAGATCCAATTATCGACAAAATTATCGTAGCCCGTGTAGGTCTACTACTCCGCCATCCATTCTTTGGCAATATGGCTACACGCCTAAAAATTGAAGAAGCAAGCGACTGGCTTCCCACTGCCGCTACAGACGGGCGTACAATTTATTTTAATCGTGAATTTTTTACACCTTTAACTACTAAACAAATCGAATTTGTTATTGCACATGAAATTTTGCATAACGTGTTTGATCATATGACTCGTGTGGAAGGTCGAAATAAACGTATTTGGAATATTGCCGCTGACTATTGTGTTAACGGACAATTGGTGCGTGATCGCATTGGCGAGCAACCTCCAGAGATTAAAATCTTCCACGATGCCAAGTATTACGGCAAAGGTGCAGAAGAAGTCTATGACGAAATTTACAACAAACACGACGAAGAAGAATTAGATGCACTTGGTCAGTTGTTAGACGAACACGTTGACTGGGGTGAGAACGGTAAAGACGGACAGCCGCAGTACAGCAAAGACGAGTTGAAGAAAATTCGTGACGAGATTCGTGAAGCTACTTTGCAAGCCGCTCAGGCCGCGGGTGCAGGAAATACACCTGCAAGTATCCAACGAATGATTAAAGACCTCCCCGAGCCTAAGATGAACTGGCGTGAAATTATTCGTCAGCAAATCCAAAGTACTATCCGAGACGACTTTAGTTTTATGCGTCCAAATCGCAAAGGCTGGCACATGGGTGCTATTCTTCCAGGAACTAACTTTAAAGAAACAATTGACATTTGTGTAGCAATTGATATGTCAGGGGCTATTGGAGACGACCAAGCTAAGGATTTCTTAACAGAGATCAAAGGTATTATGCAAGAGTATCAAGACTTTAACATTAAAGTATGGTGTTTTGATACTAAAGTATATAACGAAGCCGACTACGATGGCTATAGCATGGACGAGTTTGATGACTACAAAGTTATGGGTGGCGGTGGCACTGAGTTTGATGCTAACTGGGAATACATGAAAGCTAACGATATTCAACCTAAAAAGTTTATCATGTTTACAGACGGGTATCCCTGGGGCTCTTGGGGCGATGAAAATTACTGCGATACAGTATTCATCATTCACGGGAATACAACTATTGTTCCACCATTCGGTGAATTTGCATACTACGAAGAAGTGACTGAAAACGCATAATATGAGTTTGAAAAACGGCAAACCTAATCCTTTAAATTATTTCGAATTACGGAGGGTTAGGGTTGCCTGTCCTCATTTTAAATACACTACTATAGAACGATACAATCCAATTTTACTCAAGAATATAGATCATTGGATCTTTAATAATTTAAATAGTAGGTATTATATTGGACAAAGCATTGGGTTAGACCAATCTAACACAATTGTGCATAATACACGAATAGGTTTTGAAAGCGAAAAAGAATTAAGTTTCTTCAGGATTGCCTGCCCGCTTTTAGAAACGAGATAATTAACTATGTACTTAACCGAAGGAGATACACTATGACTGAATCCGTACAAGACAATCAAGAGCTACCAAAAACTGAAGCTCCGGCAGAAAATCCAAACGATTTAACTATTAACGATTTAAATGCAATGAAAGTTATCATTGATATTGCCAGTTCACGTGGTGCATTTAAACCAAATGAAATGACAGCAGTTGGACAAACTTATACAAAATTAACAGCTTTTTTAGATCAAGTAGCTAAACAAGCTGAAGGACAAAAACAAAATGGCTGAACTCAAACACGTAGGTAGAGTAAAATCTACCAACAAGAAATGTGTTGTTGCATACCGTACACTACCCGGTGATGCATACAACTGCTTAATTGTGCCAACAGAAAATTTACCAGATAGCTATCATGATGCTATTATCAATCTTGTGGAAAGCACAACTGGCCAAGATGCTCATGAATTTGCAGATGCATTGGCAAGAGGTAATTTTCCAGATGGTAGCATTATGCTCTCAGCATTGCATACACAAGGTAAGTTGATTAAGATTTCAACAGATCAAGTTGAAATGCAACCAACAACATCCGTATCAATTTTGTTGTCGGAACTTAACCAAGTTATTGCAGAACAGCGCGGTGTAGCAATTGACGATTTGTCTGTTAAATCAGGTATTCCTGATGCTAAACAAGCAGAAACACCCAATGCTAAACAAGCAGAAAGCAATGTTACACGAACAACATCGTCATCAGTTAATGAAGTTGAAACTGTTGCTGATGCAAGCCCAGAAGCACAGGCTAAATTGTATCGTAGTCAAGCTGATAGACTAGCTAAAGAAGCCGCAAATTTCCGTAGACTTGCCGAAGACTTAGTGCCAACTAAAAAACAAAAATGATGTCCAAGGGAAAAATCTTTCCCAAAGAAATCATTGAACATTGGCCCGAAGTATTCGGTGAAGTAAAACTTAACGTATTACCTCTTGGGTATTTGCATTCAGTTTTGGTTAATTTTAAAGATGGTAAAACGTGGGAAATCAAAGTAACTACAGTCACTCGTAACGAAGGATGGTCTAGTTTTGAATTGAATCTTCGTGAGCTTGTAAAAACTTACGAAGATTCTATTGATAATATTGATTTTAAACTTGACACTGAACGTGTTAAAAAAGACATTGTAAAATCAACCCAAAAATTCTTAAAGAAAAAGAAGTTATAAATAATGAATGTTCAGCTATTATCCTATTCTCAGCCAACAGCGGAATTTAGAGATTTGGGCCTTGCAGATGCGCAAGAACTTATTGCGTATTGCGCCCGTGTCAGCAATCCTTCCAATCAACTTAACACAGACACATCAGAAAAACTCATCAAGTACTTGGTCAAACACCAACACTGGAGCCCACTTGAAATGGTCTCCGCCTGTATCGAAATCACAACCACAAGAGATATTGCTCGCCAAATCTTGCGACACAGAAGTTTCAGTTTCCAAGAGTTCTCTCAACGCTATGCTGACCCAACGAAAGATCTCAATTTTGTTACAAGAGAAGCTAGACTGCAAGACGACAAAAATAGACAGAACAGCATCGAAGTGGATGATCAACTGTTACAAAATGAATGGTACAGAGCTCAACAACGAGTCATTTATGCCGCTAAACGTGAATACGAATGGGCTATCAAAAACGGCATAGCAAAAGAGCAAGCTCGTGCTGTGCTTCCAGAAGGACTTATTGAAAGTCGTTTATATATGAATGGTACTCTACGTAGTTGGATTCATTTTATTGAACTACGCAGTGCCAACGGTACTCAGAAAGAACATCAAGAAGTTGCTGTTGCTTGTGCCAAAGTAATAGCCACTATTTTTCCTCTAGCGGCCAGTCTCCTTTAAATGTCTCTGGCGGAAACATTTTAATATGACTGTTGAATTGAGATTCTAGCCAAGCATAATCATTTATCTTGGCTAGCATTTTTTTGTCGTCCTTATAAGTTTTTCCAAACCACTCTCCAGCACTTGCTCCGCCTTTGGCATATTCTCCAAAAGGATTATCGCCGCCAATGTGTGTCCATACTTTCAATCTATACGCAGATTCATCGTCTAATTGTCCAGCAATAGTTCTGCTGGCTAATTTGGCACATTCTCTAAATGCACTGCGCCATGTGCATAATGGATTAATATTGAATGCTGTTAAATTGGACGCAGTTGTCATTGCCTTAAATCTAGTGGATATGCTAGTAGTCATATCTGCAGAATTAACATCCATATCTAATGTCAATTGAGTTGGCAATAATTTGACTCCGCCATAACCGTATTCTAAATTGTTAATAGGATTGATACTGCGCCATACATGTACAATGTCTTCTTCGCTAGGATCCAATTTTATATCAAATTTAAAACTAGGCAATAGATCTGCATCTGCATCAACTACATAAAACATTGAAGTTTTTACTTGTTTTGCGGCTTCTATATGAGCTTGATGTATGCCCTTGATTCCGTGAATTCTATGTATTTGATTTGGAATATTAACAATTTTTTTTAAAAATTGAAAGTAAAGATTGTCAGCGTTTGGTTCATTAAATGATAAAAATACAATATCGTACATTAGCGTCTCCGTATGATTCTAGGGGAATTATTATAAACTGATTTAAAAAATTTACTACCATCAGAGTCTAAGTCTGCAACCTCTAAACCGCACTCGTGACGTAATGTTTCACCAAGGCCCATAATTTCATAAGGTAGCATTTCAGTCGTTACTTTGCTGTATTTTGTTTCCCACTCATTAGTCAACCATTCAAAGTCTCGCACATTAGAATAATCCCAATCGGTGCAATTAGTCAAGTATGCTCCTTCTCTTGCTCCGTACATACTCCATTCACCGTTCTCTACATCAGCACCAATGTTACACCATATTAACATTCTGTCGTAATTTTGCCACCACACAGTTTTTAAATCTTCAACTTTGGCACCTTGATTCAATGACATCTTTACGCCTTCACGAAATCCGGCACGCCAGGCTTGAAATGGTGTGGCATTGGTAAAACTCTCGCTGTAGTTTTCATTGAATTGATAATATTTGTCATCAAAACAAAATTCAACTAATCCCTTGGCATCATTAGGATCTGAATTTTCATGTGTACGCATATTGTTTACAAACTTGCGTGTCCACATTTTTAAACCACCATTGCCGTACATTAGACCATTTACGTGAACTCGACCGCACCAGCTGAACACATGATCAGCAGTTAATCCCAAAGCGTCTAAATCTATTTCAACTTCAAGAAATTTTGGATCAATAATATTATCAGCGTCCACTGTAACAAAGTATTCAGTATCACTTAATGCGGCGCAGGCTTTGTGCGCGGCATCACTGCCCTTGACTCCATGTACACGTTTTGCCCAAGGCACTTTGTTGCACAAGTCTGCATAATTTTTTTCAGCATTTGGTTCGTCGTAACTAAGAAAAATAATATCTTGCTCTATAACTTTAATAACATTATTCATTTGTTGTGTCCCATATTTGAATACCGTAAGAGAAAAATGGGTTTCTTGTAAAAATATTAATTTTTTTAGCGTCTAATTCGTATTTAGATACAAACGGTATTACTATCTTATCTTGGATTAATTTTTGAATATCTATACTTATTTGTTGTATCAATAAATTTGGTTCGTTTGCCGCTGTGATATAGAATTCAACATTTTTATGACGTATGCCGGTTTGCGCAGTTTCATCATATATACGTTGTCTAAATTCATCTGTAATAATAACAATCCAATTTTTGCCTGGAATGTCATAGTGAACTGTTAACTCTGTATTATCTCCAGCAGGGTTTGTTATTTTTTCAAACAAATTATTTTTAAAAAGTACACTTTGCTGATGTTTTTGTACTAATTCAAATTCAAAATCAACATTTTTTGTTCTAGAAACTACCCAGTCAGTAAATTTTTCAATGCCGCTAACGAACATATGATACTGTTCTTTAGTTACTTCTAGTTTGTATTCGTATTCAGTTCTTATTTCGTTGGAAAATGCCAACAAGTTACCTGTGCTAACATCAAAATATGCATATAATTTAGGACTTGGCATTGATCAATTCCTTTAATTCCAATAGTAGATTGTCTGTTATAAAATTTTTCTCTACATAGTGAAATAATTTATCTTGAGAAATATTTCCAACCACTAATTTTCCAGCGGGTGTTAAGTGCCAGGCTATCATGTCTTGCCAGCTTTCCGGAGTTACTGACCATCCTTGTATAGGCGTTTTCATATGAGTAAATTGCAAGGGAGAATTAATGTCTATCAATTCTTGCATACCCGATAATTCTATTGCAACTGCACAAGCCAAATCCATGCTTAACCAATTTTGATATTCGTTGGGTGCAATCTGTCCATAACAAAATGCCCAGTTGTTTACAACGTATTCTAGTACTTTATAAAAATTGGCAGCTTCATCGGATTTTTTAAAATAATGCAATGCATGATACACATTGGGAAGTTTGTTTGCTACAAAAGATTTTCTATGTACAGTATCAACTACATTTTCTAATTTATAGTTGGTAATTTTAGAACAAAATCGAATATTGAAATTGCCACAGTATTCCCACCAGCCACTGATATCTTCTAACAATAACATGTCCACATCCAACACAATGGATTCGTAATATGGGCTGGCATGATACAGCTTCCATCGATTCTCAATTTTCCACTGTGTTTCTACAGCATCATCGTTCCACGGTATTGGAATAATTTTATCAAACACTGATTTATATTTTTTTGGAACTTTGTCATTTGTAACTAATGAAATGTTCGTAATTTCTTTTTGACTGCTTTTGATACTCAAGGCCAGTGCATATGCCTGTTTGATATAATCAACAGTACCATTGTTTTGTGCAAGAACTACAAATCCTTTAGACACCTGAACCTCCGTCAATAAACCTTGAAAGACTAAGTTTATTCATAATATGTACATCCGTATCTTGGATACTGACTGCTGTGTATTCTCCTAGATAATTTTCTTTTTCAATTAAGAATTTCATCTTGCTGTCATCTAACGAAATTAATAAATCTCTATCGGATATATAAAACATCTTTCCTGGCAATTCTTGTGCAAAGATTCCTGCTGATTTTGCATTCATTAAATGTATAGCAATACTAAAAGCAAAATCATTCCTAAATGTAGGAACTTCTATGCTGTACAATGTTCTAAAGTATTGCCAGTTGTTTTTAATATATTCTACCAGGGTAAAAAAACATTCTACTTCTAATGTTTTTTCAAAAACAAAAGTAGTGGCCCAATAAAAAGGAATAGAATATTGATTTATTTTTTTGAATTCAGTATCATTTCTCCAGGATGCAATACCAACACTGTTTTTATACAACTGAAAACTGTGATCTGAATTTAATGCATTGGTTAGTATGCTTGAATTGATAATATAATCACTATCAATTACCAAAGTTTTATCGTACGGCGTTAAATTATACACTGAATTCCTAGATAAATTTTTCCATTCTAAAAATTTTGAAGATAATGTGCCGTCGTTGAATCTTTTTTGATTGTGTTCTGATGTGTTATCT